CAAGTTGTACAAAAATTAGTACTAATAGTGTGAAGTGTGAGCTTATATTGCATTATACACCTGACATACCCACATTAAGTGATATGCTCTGCTTTATAACAACACAAGCCCCACAACACATCAAAAAGAGGCTTACGGCCCCTAGTCGTTGAGTGTTCCTGGCTTAACCTGTTCATCCTCTGGGTCAGTCCATACATTCTTGTAACCAAAAGATGCACATAGGTCATTAATCAATCGCAAGTCAGCTTGAGCAGCTCGTACCACATCATTCTTACTTGGAATGTTACCAATGAATCTGTTCCACTCACGCCTCACGCCAGCCTTCATAGCATCATCCAGCATCTTTTCATAGATTTTACCTGCACGCGCCAGTAAAGATTCACGAGTTGGTATGCCTTTAATATCTTCAGTCATTTTAGACTCCTTTGTTTAGTTAATAGATTCTAATAGAATTATATAAATTCAAAAATAACGTAAATTCGTTTTACGAAAACCCCCGATAGGGGGATACATAGGTGAAAAAGGCTACATATCAAAATGGTATATTTTTTTTAGGAAATGACTTGGGCAAATAGTAGTTTCTTTATAGTTGACAAATGTTTAAATTATTGGGTGGTAGGGAGGGAATAAAAGAATGTGTAAGTTTTTTATGAGAAAAAAGTCGGAATTAGTTTGTGAAAAAAATGAAAGAGATAGAACACTTTTGGCCAAAATTGGTAATATCGTACTTAGTAGCGGTGTTCTTTATAATGCCGATAAGACATGTGTCACCGACTATCTTCCATATAATATGTGCAGCACTACTATGGGGAGCTCTATACAAGTTAAATATATCAAGTCGTAAATAGTTTCCTTATATTCTGTTATGGCAGAAGTAATAAAAGAATTATCTAACCTTCCAATGGAAGAACAAGAATTTATTTTAAATAATATGTCTCATGAGTATAATCCAATTGAGATAAATGGAGAGGTTTACATGATACCACAAGAAGTAAACACATTAATAGACAATCTTTTTTTAGAACTACAAGACTTAAAGCTTGGAAAAGAAATCAATAAAAAATAAAGCTCATTATGTCTATGATGATATAGACGAGTTTAAATCACATCACCCCAATACAGTCGTTAAACCAGATTGGCGTACAGCGGATGAAGGCGATTGGGTTTTTAGCGATGATGATAGGATAATACAGTTACTTAAAGTAAGTAAGTCAGTCAAACATCCTGGCGATAGGAAGAATTATAAGTATGCAAAAGGGTGGGTAAGGACAGTAGTAGGTAGTTTTATCAATAGACCTAATATAAAGATGGATACAGACTTTAGTTCTCATCCAAATAGATATACATTTAGTAAGAATATTAATAATTCAGGTAGGAGAGTAAAGGAAAGAAAGAATGTAACGAGGAAAGAAAAAGAATTTGCAACAAATATAGTAGTAGGTATGGGAGCTATTGATGCATATAAGAAAGCATATAAGGAAATGTCCGATAATAGTGCGAGGAAGAAAGCAACTATATTATTAAAACAGGATAGAGTTATGAAAGAAATAGAAAAATCAGTATTAGATGTAGCTAAGGGTCTTGGTATTGACCATGAATATGTTCTTGGTAAACTAAAAACTCTTGCAGATTATAGCGAAGATGATAATATTGTACTTCAGTCTACAAAAGAATTAGGTAAAATAGTAGGGACTGCTGGTACTACAGTTAAACAAAGAGATGTAGGTTTACTTGGAGTCTTTCAAGGGTTCTCTCCAGATGAAATAGAAGGAGCTGCGAGAGAGCAGAAACAAATAGAAGCGCCAAATTCGGAAGGAGAATAAATGGTTTGTCCACATTGTACATCTATGTACACAAAAAAAGATGGAAAGAAGAAAAGCCAAAAAGGAATTGCTCAAAAATATCGTTGTAATTCATGCAGAAAATATTTTAGTGTACCAATAGATACAGAAGTAAAAGAATATAATTTATCGGTAGAACCAGGAGATATATTTTCACATAAATCGGATAATCTAATAAGAGTACATTGTCTTACTGATATTCATGTAGGAGCAGAGGAGTTTGATTTAAAGAAATTTTCTCAAGCTGTATCTACAATTGCTAAAGATAAGAATGCTGTATGGTTTGGTAATGGTGATTTATTAGAATTGATACCTCCCGGTTATAAGATATCTCAAAGAGGTCAATCAATACCACCAGATGAACAGTATCTTTCTTTTCTGCAACTAGTTGCCCCTATTAAAGATAAATGCTTATTTATTCGTGGTGGAAATCATGATTTTCTTCGTAGCTTTAATATACTGGATTTTGATGTTTGTAAGACTTTGGCGGCTGAATTGAATGTTCCATATTTTCAATATCCAGGTTATTCTCGTATAACAGTTAAGGATAAGGATTGGTTTTTAGTAAGTGGGCATGGCAAGAGTGGTGCAAAAAATGGTGACCTTGAGTTGGATAAACTCGCAGCCGTTTACTCAGAAGGTGATGTATTCTTACTTGGTCACAATCACCAATTGTATGCAAAACCAGTTGATTCGATTAGGGTTGATGGTGATGAAGAAGCTCTTAAGCGCCGTTGGTATATAAGAGGAGGCTCTTTTTTAAGATACGCTGCGTATGCTAGATATTCTGTATATCCAATTATAAGAACAGGATGGGTAACGATGGAATTTTCTCAAGATGGTATAAAATGTTGGGAGAATTAAAAAATGATATATGGAGGAAAATATTTAGTAAAGTGGGAAAAAGCTAAAGACGATAAAACTGATGCATTGATGAGGTCTTTTGATACGATGATAGAGGCTAAATCTTATATTCAAGGATTTGTAGATTCAGTTGTTTCATTTACAAAAGACGCAGAAGAAAATAAATTATTAAATGAGTTTAAAATAGAGGAGATAAGTTGAAGAAAAGAAAATCTTACTCAAAACATGATTTAAGGAGAGAAATCGAGAGCACAAGAATAGTTGTTTCAATGTTGTCGCAAAGATTGTTAAATTTAGAGAAAGTTTTTCAACTCTATGTTGAAATGAACAAGCATGAAAAGAAATTCGAAAAGTTTTTAGATGCCACCAAAAAAGAAAAAGAAAAAGAAAACCCAGAAGTTTAACGTAGAAAACATCCTAAAAGGAATGGAATTAGATTTAATGCGTGCTGGGAAAATTCCGGGAGAAGAAGGTAGTAGCATTGTTGGAGCAATGCAATTAAGAAAAAAATTAGCAGAAATGCCTCAAGGTGGAGGAATTACCCCTCTTATGCCTATAAGTCCTTTGGATTTAGCTTTTGAAACTTTAGCAACTGGATTGGCTCACGCAGAAGGAGTAGACCCTAGATTAGCTATTGCTGGAAGTGTTGTAGCTGCAAGATATGGGACTAAAGCAGCCAAAGCTGTTAATATTGAAGGTGGAGGATATTTATCAAGACGAGCTTATAAAAAAGGAATGGAATCTGCATCAAAAGACCCTATGTTTTCTGATATTGATTATTCTAAAGAAGTTAGGTTTATAAGACCTGATGACCCTTTGGCAAAACAGTTTGCTGGTAGGTATCTGCCAAAAGCTGGGAGAACTAGAAGACATTATGAATTATATCCTAACCAAGAACCATTATGGGATGAACAATCAATTGAGCTTGCAGAAAGAACATTATTTTCTTTACTTAGTCCTAATATTGGAAAAAGGATACGAAAGCCAGATATTCTTAGGTCAAAAGAATGGGCAGAATCTACTGTGCGACATGAATCTCGTCATTATATGCAGAACGTAGAAGGAATGGCAAGGGCAGAAGTAGACGCGGGAATGAGGAGCCGTCTTCATAGTCCTAGTGAATATGGGTATTCAGCTGATTGGTATAATCCATATCGTACATTAATAAAGATACCAAAACCTAAAAATCCTTATCCTGCTGTTCCTCTTGAATATATTAATAAACAAGGACTCCCAGAGCATCCTTACAAAGTTTTTAAAAAAGTTGAAAAAAAACATGGTAAGAAATATGCTAATAAATATATTAAATGGTATAAGGGATATACAGAATGGGATGTTCCAACTCATGGTTCTGTATCTAATAAAGAGTATTTTCAGAGACCTATAGAGGTTGAAGCAAGGATAGAAGAAATTTCATCATTGGGAGATAAAAATATTTTGTCTACTAGAAATATTAGAGCATTTAAAGATTTAAAAGATAGAGCTGGATATTCAACAGAACAAATATTAGATATGGTTACTAAATATAGAATTGCAAAAAAGAAATATGACCCAATCAAATATAAAGCACAGGCATATGAACCTAAAGGATTCT